GGGGGCCAAGCCCATGAGGAGATTCATGAACCTGTATCTGGACGAGGACAAGGGTGCGGGCGCCGGGGGCGTCGCCGACCCGAAGCCCGACGAGGCCACCGAGGTGGACGCGGTCCGGAAGGAGCTCGAGGCGCTCAAGGCCGAGAACGAGAAGCTGAAAAAGGAAGAGGCGGACCGCCAGGCCAAAGCCGAAGAGGAACGGAAGGCCAAGCTGACCGAGGAGCAGCGGAAGGCGGAGGAAGAGAAGGCCCTGAGGGATTCCCTGGTGAGCCAGAACCGCGACTTCCAGCTGAAGAAAGCAGGCCTCGACAAGAAGTACGCGGCCCTGGTCACCGGCGACACCGCCGAGGAGATCGAGGCGAGCGGGGCGCTCGTGGCGCAGCTGGTCGAGGAGACCAAGGCTGCGGCGATCGCGGAGGCCAAGAAGGGCATGGCCGCCACCGGGGCTCCCGGAGTAGGCGGGCATGAGGAGACGATGACGCTCGAGGAGTACACCCTCAAGACCCTCAAGGGAGGCAGATGATGATCACCGTGTTGCGCGACATCGCACAGGCGCACGCCGACGTGTTCCACCAGGTGGACGACGTGCTGGAGAATTGCCCCGTGCTGGACTCAATCCCGTTCTGCGCGACGACCGACGGGATGGACCACAAGTACGAGAACCTGTCCTCCGTCGAGGGCGGCGGGCTGAAGAAGCAGGACGAGGAGCCGCAGAAGGCTACCGCCACGAGCAACCTCGGGACGCTGACCACCGGCATCCTCGCCTTCACGGTCGAGGTCGGGGTGGACTCGCTGAGGAGGCTGTTCGGCACGGGCGACCCGCAGGCGGGACTCGCGAAGTACATCGCCAAGCACCTGCCGAAGTTCATCAGGCACAACGCCATGGCGTTCGAGCGCCAGATGATGGACCTGCTGGTGGACTATGCGGTGGCCAGCGGCAACGCGCTCAGCGCGGGCGGCAGCGGGCAGGGCTACGCCATCCTCGCGACCAGGTGGGTCGAGGACGAGTTCTGCGGCCTGTACAACCCTGCGGGCTTCGTGGAGGGCGGACTCTTCCAGGCGCGTCCGAGATACGCCGGCGGCGTCTACGTCTCCGGAGGCAAGGAGGTGGTCGGCATGGACTACTACTGCGACATCGACGTGCTGCTGAACAACAAGCACTGCATCGGCGCGATCTGCAACATCGACGCCAGCCACAAACCGACGGCGGCGCAGATCGACGAGATCGCGATGCTCGCGCATGCCGGGCAGGACGGCCGCTCGCTGCTGCTCATGCACCCGAGGGCAGGCCTGATGGTGCGCGAGATCAAGGGGAGCCTGCTGCACATGACTGCGGCGGACACGAACGTGAACCGCAGCGTGAAGGCGTGGGACGTCCTGCCGATCGTCGAGACCTACAACTTCGGCGACGACGGGCTCATCGACAAGCAGACGGTATGAGGAGGCGGGAAGATGATGCATCTTGCAGGTGATCTGAGGATCATCAACGAGGACGTTTTCAGCGGGCAGGCCCTGAGCGGCCTGGCCGGAGGCAAGGCCGGAAAGGCGCTCCGCACCGGAGCCGGAGGCCAGAACGGCGCGATCTGCGTCAAGGTGGTCGCCGCGTCGGCATGCTCGATCGCGGCAAGCAAGACGCTGACGGTCGAGATCCAGTCCGGAGACACCGTGGACGGCGTGGAGACCATCGACACCAAGGTCGTGGCAGGCGCCAAGACGTTCGCCAAGGGCGAGCTGGTCTACGACTACGTGCTGCCGCCGAGCAGCAGGGAGTACACTACGGTGAAGCTGACCTGCGACGACAGCGCGGCCACCGGCAGCGTGGACGCCTACCTCCAGTATCTCGCGCGCTGAGGGCGCTGAACGGAAGGCGGGGCTGGTCCCCGCCTTCCTGTTGAACGCCCGTTCAACACCCATTAAACGACCATTCAACGAGGCTCATATGGTACGCACGCGCGTGAATGAATCCCTCACCGGCTTCCCCATCGAGATCATTTTCTCTTCAGGCGAGGAATATGGCAGGCGGATGCATGGAATGACGGGAGAAGGAAGCGACGGGGCGGACAGCCTTGCCGGCCAGTGCTCGCTGCTGGAGGACGGACACGGGCACGACGCCCTCATCCTCGTCTGGATCAATGCCGGGGCGGGAAAGAAGGAAGCGGATTTCCTATCCACCATCGCCCATGAGTCGTTCCACGCCTGGACCTTCATCCAGGGCGTCATGTACGAAGGACGCACCGTCGAGGTCGACACCAGGCACGACGAGGCCGAAGCCTACCAGTACGAGCGGATCTTCTGCTCCGTCTACAGCCTCGTGTCCAAAGGTCTCTCGGATTCGCGCAAGAAGAGACATGCCAAAGTGAAGGCATGATCGTCACACTGGAAAAAGTCAAAGCGCTGCTAGGCATCACGGACACGTCGCAGGACGGCCGGATCGAGGCCCTCATCTCCGTGGCCGAGGCCGACTACCTGTCCATCAGGGGCAAGGCGTTCGGCACCGGAGCCGACGGCGGCACCGTCTACCCGGAAGGGGCGGAGGGCGTCGCGGCCGAGATGGTTGCGTACAAACTTGCGACCCTCGGGAGAATGGACGGCATCCAGAGCGAGACAATCGGCAGCTACTCGTACACCAGGGACACGGACCTCGACCACGGCTATCCGGCAGGCATCGTCGGCCGGATTCGCAGATACGGGAGGATCCACTGATGGCGTTCGAGGGACTGCTCAATACGACATGCTCAATCCTCCGACCCTCCCGGTCCGATGCTTGGGGCGGCAAGGCGTCGTACGACGTCGTCGCCTCCGGCGTGCCCTGCAGGATACAGCCGGTTGGGGGCAACGAGTGGCGTGACGGCATGGTGCGCGGCGATGCCACCCACCGGCTCTTCCTGAAGAGGGGAGCCGGGGTGCGCTCCAGCGACATCATCGACATCAACGGCATCCGATACGATGTGGTGCCGCCGGTTGCTGATGCAGGCGGGCAGGGACATCACATCGAGCTGGCGCTGAAGGAGCGCGTATGAGCGACGTCATCCTTGTCGACAAGAGACAGGAGTTCAAGGCCGGCTTCGACCGGCTGCTCGAGGTGGCGCTGACCGAGAGCGCGATCACCGCCGAGGACAAGTGCGTGCATGAAATCAGCGGACACGGGGTTCCTGACAACAAGGCCGTAGACACCGGGAGGTTGATGGGCTCAATCACATACCGCACGAGCACTGGAGGCGATGAGCCAAGGGCGCCCGTGAAGCCAAACCCGGATGCAGGTCCGGAAGACGGCCTCAAGGGAAGCGCGCCAAGAGGGACGGCGTACATCGGTACCAACGTCTCCTATGCGGCCCATGTTGAGCTCGGCACGAAGCGCATGCGGCCAAGGCCGTTCATGAGGGTGGGATGCGAGAATGCGGTGCCTCTCATCAGGCGCATCTTCACAAGGAGGCTGGGAGGATGATGGTGTTCGAGAGGGGAATGCTTGCACACATCCAGTCGCTGCGGCTGACCGGCAGGACCTGGCTGGAGGAGGCCCCCGAGGGCACTCCTGCGGACAAGCCGTTCATCGTCCTCTCGGTCATCACCTGTGGCGGGGCGAGGGAGGCAGGGGTGCTGCATCCGCTGGTGCAGGCGGACTGCTACGCGCCCGACATCTATGCGGCCGTCACGCTGGCGGAGACGCTGGTGGCGGCGGCCGACGACGAGCCATTCACCTCGGAAGGCATGCGGTATGAAGGTGTCAGGGCCGAACGCACCGCGCCGATCCGGGTAGAGGACGGGTCCTGGAAGGTCCCGGTACAGATACGGTTTTCAGTCATGGAGGAACAATCATGAGCGTGAGAAGCAAGTACGCAGGCGTGCATATCCCGTCAGGATGCACCGTCTATGTGGGCGACAGCCTGGAAGCGCTGGAGGACGTGGGTGTCATCCCGGCCGACCAGGACTCGAACATCAAGATCACCTACGACGACCATGTCGTTCAGGGAAGCAAGCTGGAGGAAGTGTTGCACTACTTCAGCAACATGAAGGCGACCGGCAGCACGGCGCTGTACCAGATCAACCTGGAGGTGCTGAACAAGCTGTTCGGCGGGATGATGAGCATTTCGAAGCAGGCGGGGACCCCGGTCAGCGGCGAGACGTTCTCGATTGGCGCAGGCTTCTCGCTGAAGCGCGCCTACGTGCTGCCAGGACAGAACAGCGACGGCAGTGCACCGACGGTGGCTTCGGTCAAGAGCGGGAGCACGACCCTCGTGGAAGGCACCGACTACACGCTGGTGCAGACAGGCCAGGGGTGGGGCGTCATGGTCCTGTCATCGGACAAGGCTCCGTCAAGCCGGGCGGTGACGGTCACATATGGCTACACGCCGGCGGCATACGTCCAGGCGGACATGGGCTCCGGCTCCGTCGCCGTCTCACCGAAGATCATCCGCTTCGAGAAGCGGCAGGACGGCAAGCTGTTCCAGGTGACGCTATGGAGCGCGATGGCAACCAACGGGCTGCAGATCGGGTTCCCTGGCGCGAGCGCCGACAACCCGACGAGCGTGCCCATCGAGATCACCGGGCAGCTGGATCCGGGCCGCGACGACAACAAACAGCTCGTCACCATCCACGACGAGATCGGAGTCGAATGATGTCGGAGCGCATCTATGACCTGAACGACCGCGGCGGATGCGCCACGGCCGTCATCACCCTATCCGACAAGACATTCAGGATCAACAGGGTTGTCACCGGGGCACGGGTGCTCTATGCCAACCTGCTTGAGGAGATGGCCGGCATGCTGAAGGATACCGCCGAGGCTGAGGCAGATCCGACCAAAGAGAAGATGGATGAGGTGCGCCGGAAGGTGGACTCGTTCGTCAAAAGGAAGGACGAGGCGTACGGCAGGATCCTCACGCTGATCCTCGAGGCGAATGGCGAGACCTACGACAAGGACTGGTGGCTCTCGCACGCGGACGAGCCTGACATCAGGCGGTTCATCGAGGCCTGCTTGTCCAAAGACTCGCCACAGGTAAAAAAAAAGACGCAAGGCTGACCGGACGACTCGACTACGACCGGCTCTGCGCCCTCTTGGGCAGGAGCTGGCCGTACATCACGCCCGGGTATTTCTACAAAGAGATGGACCTGTTCGACATAGCCAAGCTGGTGCCGTTCGTCGACCCGGCCGGGTACGAGGCGTGCTGGACTGGCAGGAAAAGGCCCAAGAACAGAGCTCTTTCGGACGCGGTGAGCGACGGTGTGGTGGGGAGGACCTGACATGGACCAGATCATCGGCAATCTCATCTACAAGATCACGGGTGATACCGCGGCTCTGGATAAGGGGCTGGACATCAGTAGCAAGAAGATCAATACGACGGCAGACAGCCTCAATCGCCTGGCGGCCGTCGCAAAGCGTTCGTTTGCGGCCATCGCCACCACCAGGCTGATCGGGGCGCTGACAAGCAGCGCGAGCCGGGTTGAGGAGCTCGACGCGAAGTTCGACACCGTCTTCGGCGACATCGCATCGGCTTCTGACAGCTGGGCGAG